GCCTTCGGCCGGCGGCGGGATGATTTCGCTGCAAACCTCGGCAGCCGACCTGAAGGCCTTTCAGGATTTTGCCGCTCTGGTGCCCAAGGCCGCTGCTGCTGCACAGCGGCGAGCCATCAACAAAACGCTGCGATGGCTCGCCACGCAAATTGCTCGCGCCGTTGGCCGACAGGAGCGCATTGCGGTTGCTGCTGTGCGGCAGCGGCTGCGAGCTTACCCGGTCAGCGGGGGAGCGAACAGCGGCAAGCTGTGGTTCGGACTCAACGCGATGGAGGCCAGCCGCATCGGCCGCCCCCGGCAGACCCGGTCCGGTGTGTCGGTGGCCGGTCGGCGCTTTCAGGGCGCGTTCTTCAAGAAGGTCTACGGCAACAGCGCGGACGTCTGGATCCGTACAGCCAGCAAGCATTTCGACGCCAATGACTACCCCGACAGCGATGTCAGCGGGGCAGGCGGGGTCAGTTCGGGCTGGATCGCCGAACACGGCAGCCGCTTCCCGCTGGCGAAAGCCAAGGTCTCACTGGAGCAAGCGCGGCCACACTTCGAAAGCTGGATCCGCAAGGCCGACGAGCAGTTGCTGCACGTCCTGCAGCAGGAACTCAACTTCGAACTGCAGAAGCACCTGAGGGGGAAATGACGTGACCGATCAAGTCGACGAGCCGTTCAGTCTTGAGCAGTTGTATCAGGCCATTGAGCGGCGCATTCAGGATCACTTCCCGGGTCTGCAGGCGGTGGCCATGTGGCCAGATGACTTGGATCGCTTGCCACTGCCGGCGATGCTGATCGAACTGGCAGAGATGGAACCAGGCCTGGATCCGGGAACGGGCGAAACGGGTTTGACCTGCAAGTTCGAGGCGCGGGTGATCACCGATCCTATCCAGCCGGATCACCACCAACAGGCGGTGTTCCTGGCTGGCCATCTTGGCGCGTTACTGCGCATGCAGAGCTGGGGTGTGGCGGTGGAGCCGGCCGAGTTCGTGCAGGCTATGCCGGATTGGACCAAACCCGAGTTGGACGGCTACACCGTCTGGGTCGTGGAGTGGACACAGCAAATCTACCTCGGCGAGTCCGAATGGCCGTGGCCGGATCAACCACCGGGCACCCTGGTGCTGAACATCGAACCGGGCGACGGTCCGTTCCGTCCAGAGGACGTGCCATGAGTTCCGGTTATGTCGCCGCGCAGCACGACCGCATGCTCGCCGGCCTGGTCAAGGATTGCTACGTGGTCGCCGTCGACCTGACGTCGTCACCGCCGGCTTGCCGCGTTTCGGACGGCGAGTGGGTCAGCGGCTGGGTGCGCTGGCACAGTATTGCCGCCGGCAAGGCGCGGCACTGGCGTGCGCCCAGTCTGAACGAGCAGGGCACCCTGATCAGTGCCAGCGGCGATGTGGCGCAGGGCACATTCATTCCCGGCCTGTACGGCAACGGTGGCCCACCACCGGACAACCGCGATCACGTCGAAGTCTGGCGTTTCGACGATGGCGGCTCCCTGGTCTACGACTGGCAGGCCAAGAGCTACAGCATCACCCTGCCAACCGGCACGGTCTCCATCAAGGTCGGTACAACCCTGGCCGAAGTGACCGACAACGCCGTCACCGTGAAGTCGGGAACGATCGATCTCGAAGGGAAAGTGAACATCAAGGGACCGGTCAATATCGACGGGCCGCTGCACGCCACGCAGAACATCACCAGCGACGGTGCGATCCTGGACACCACCGGCAACACTGCCAACCACAAACACTGATAACCCTTTCCACCTAGCCCGCCACGCGCGGGCTTTTTCATGCCTGGAGATACTCATGACTAAGGCCAAACCTGAAGTCGAGGCGCTAGCGGAAGCCCAGCCAGTATCAGGGCTTGTCCCTGTTGCTCAGGGATTCCCCGGACAAACCTCTGACCAGTTCATCAAGTTCCGCGACACCCTCTACAGCTCGCGCACAGTCATCCTCCCGGATGGTCGCACGCTCCCGGTGGCCAAGAGCATCGTTGCGGTCGAAGTGAGTGATGACGTCGCGCTGAAATGCCTCAAGGCTCACCCTGAATACGAGCAGCTCAAGGAGTAGACCCGATGATCGGAATGGATCGCCACACCGGGCAGCCCATCTCCGGCATTGAGCATCTACGTCAGTCGGTGGCGGACATCCTCGGCACACCATTGCTGAGCCGCCGCGAACGTCCGGAGTACGGCAGCAAGCTCCGGCGCATGGTCGACCTACCCATCAACGAAGGCTGGAAGAGCGCGGCGCAGGCTGAGGCCGTGCGGGCGCTCAACCAATGGGAGCCGCGACTCAAGCTTGAGCGCATCGTGGTGGTCTCCGTCCTCGGCGGCAAAATCAATTTCAAGATCAGCGGCGAATACCTCGGTGAACGCGGCACGTTGGAGGTGTGGGTATGAGTACCCTGGTGGATCTGTCGGAGCTGCCGGCACCGGACGTGCTGGAGCCGCTGGACTTCGAAGACACGTACAGCGAAGCGCTGGGCGTGTTCCGTGGGCACATGGGGAAGAACTGGACGGCCTCGCTGGAAAGCGATCCGGTGACCAAGCTGCTGGAGGTCGGCAGCTACATCAAGCTCGGCAACCGGGCGCGGGTCAACGACGCGGCCAAGGCCCAGTTGTTGGCCTATGCCACCGGCGCTGATCTGGATCATCTGGCCGCCAACGTCAACCTCAAGCGCCTGGTGATTCAGGCGGCGGATCCGTTGGCCGTGCCGCCCGTTGAGGCGGTCATGGAATCCCATGATGCGCTGCGTGAACGGGTGCAGTTGGCTTACGAAGGTCTCACCACGGCCGGCCCGCGTAACAGCTATATCCTCCATGCTCGTAACGCCTCGGCGCTGGTCGCCGATGCCACGGCGGAAAGCCCGAAACCGGCCTGCGTCGACGTCACGGTGCTGGGGCTGGAGGGCGACGGCACCGCCGGCCCGGAGCTGCTGGCTTTGGTCGAGGCGGCCGTGAACGATGACGACGTGCGCCCGGTTGGCGACCGCGTCACCGTGCGTGGCGCCGAGATCCTGCGGTATCGTGTCGACGCCGTGCTGCACATGAAAGGGGCCGGCCCGGAGAACGACGCCGCGCTGACGGAGGCGATCCGTCGACTGGAAGCCTGGATCAATCCCCGTCGCCGGCTGGGCGTCGAGGTGGCCCGGTCCGGTGTCGATGCGCAGCTGCATGTCGCCGGCGTCGGCCGGGTGGAACTGAAGGATTGGCAGGATCTGAAACCCACCAAGGCACAGGCCGCTTACTGCACGGGTTACACCGTCGTACTGGGAGGTTGAATGCGCAGTCTCTTGCCGCTCAACAGCACTCCATTGGAACGCGGTATCGAAGCGACCTTCGCCGAGACCACGTTGATTCCGTTGCGCACGTTGTACAACCCCGACACCTGCCCGGTGCATCTGCTGCCACATCTGGCCTGGGCCTGGTCGGTCGACCGCTGGGATCCGGCATGGCCGGAGCCGGTTAAGCGCGCCGCGATCAAGGCTTCGTTCTACATCCACAAGCACAAGGGCACCATCGGCGCGCTGCGCCGGGTGGTCGAGCCGCTGGGTTACTTGATCGAAGTGCTGGAGTGGTGGCAGACCGTGCCGGAAGGTGTGCCGGGTACCTTCGCCCTGAAGGTTGGGGTCCTCGACACCGGCATCACCGAGGAAATGTACCTCGAACTCGAACGTCTGATCGATGACGCAAAACCCGTCAGTCGACAACTCACCGGTCTGGCCATCAGCCTTGAAACGCAAGGCGACCTGAACATTGCAGCGTCCCTTTACGAAGGCGACGAGATTGACGTCTACCCACCCGTGATGCGTGACATCGAAGTCACCGGCAGCTTCGGCGTGATCGGACGCGAACACACCATAGACACCCTGGACATCTATCAATGACTGATGCGAACTCACAGTTTTTCGCCATTCTCACGAGCGTGGGAAAGGCCAAGCAAGCGAACGCCGACGCGCTAGGCATTCCCTGGCTAATCACCCAAATGGGCGTCGGAGACGCCAACAACATCGATCCGGTCATTCCCGCTGAAGGGCAGACCAAGCTGATCAACGAATGGCGACGCAAGCCGTTGAACCGACTGTTCGTCGACCCGGTT